AATTAAAAGAAATGAGCAAAAGCTAAGAGCAAGGAGCAGAAGAGAAGTGGGTTAATGGCCACGTGTCTTTGGTCTGTTTGTCATTGCGATAGTCTGTTGCAACAAAGAATCGTTGGATCTCATCCCGTTCGGGGAAGTGATCTAGCGAAAAAAAGAAACTCAGGTCGGTCAGGACTGTTGCCGAAAACTAAGGATAGGCCCGCAGGTGAGGGTGAGTAGCCAAGATCTTCATAGTATTGGTAAATACTTCTGAGCAGATGCCAGATGCGAAGGTCGTTGCCACATGATGCGTAGGCGAATCCAAGGGCTTGCGCCATTGTGATTTCGGGAGTAGGATCTCTAGCCTTGGTGTGATAGAACTGAGCTAACATTTTAAGAAGGTTGCGGTAAGGCATACCCATAATGTTGCGGTAACTTAGAACCTCTAGATTATCTAGAGAGTTACGGAGTTCAGATTTTTCGATCGAGATGACAGCACCGAATAGGTGGTCAGCTGCGTCTTGCATGGTAGCGAGAAAATGATCATGCTCGGGTTGGGGAACTAGGATACATAGACGAATGATTGAGTCGTCGCCTTGCACCTTGATGATACATGATTTAGGATCGATGCCAATGTAGTACAGGATTGTACATATTGCCATTGGGCAGTACGATCGGTGAATCGAAGAAAGCTTCAATTGTCCATTCCCATAAAGCTTGGAGCTTGTCGGGGTCAGTTGGACTATGAGGGTAGTCTCTGGTGGAGACATATCCATTATCGAAGTCGAAAAAGAATCGAGTGCGAATAAAAATGCGCCGGATAAGCCAGAAGTAGGCTCGTTTGTCAAATCGGGACCAATCAATTGTAATGTAGGTAACGTGTTCGCCAGGTTGGAAGAGGTCGCGGTAGAGGCGGAACCATCCACCGGTGAAGGTTTCGTAACCCCAGAGCATCGGAGTGATGCCAGGATTGAGTTTGATCCATGCGATGTATTCCCAGTAAATTTGGGCTTCGGAGATGATCCAGAGTTTGGAAACACCCCATATAGTGCGGAGCTTGTTGGGAGCATCGAATTTGACTACAGCGGTTTTGATGTGTAGAAGCATAGGAAAGAGGAAGCGTTGACGGATGTAGTTGGAATGTGAGTATCCAGCTGTGGAAGTGAACCTTGACTTGATGATGTGTTGCCACGAATGAACGAATGAGAAGATGAGATCTTTCATGAATCCAAATTTTGGAGGTGTGACTTGATCAAGCGTTGATAAGGTAGGGAGTGATCCGTATCGTGCTTCGGCGTCGGAAGGATTGACGTACTTGTTCCAGGTGTGTGATGTGAAGTCGTAAAAATCGGAAAACTTTTTGCGTAGAGACAAGAAGTATGGGACGATTGAAAACGGGAATTCAGCGTTGACTTGCCATTTGAAGGGATAGTGCCACTGAACATCATAGAGATGTGTGACTTTCGCGGGGCGAGGAGGCTTGAAAGCGTCGAACATGCATTGTAATCCGTATTCTATTGCCATTTGACTTTTGAGGTCAGTTGGTTCAGGGTGATTGGGTAGGTCGCCGGAAAAGAAGTCGTCTGTGATAGTTTCAAGAGCGAGATCAGTTCGTTTATGTTGGTGTACGACATAGTTGTATTCATCTGAGTCCAAGTATTGGCGGAAAGATTGACGTAATGTGCGTTTGTGATTTTCAACGGCTATTTCATTTATGTGTGGTACGGTTGGACCGTAGTCGACATTATCGATGAGATCGAAATTAGTGAGGATAGGGGAGATGTTGAGAACGCGGGAAAATAGACTTGTAAGGTAATCCATGGTGAGTGGGTGTGGTAGATTTGATTCGGAGAGCGACAAATTAACTTTAATTTTCAGGGTTAAGATTTGAGCGGG